GACAACAAAGAACCAACCGTACGCGCCTACGGTATCGAAGCAGAATTCATTGGACACCGCGCCGACCTATGCCTTTTTGACGACGTAGCCTCACCCGACAACACCCGTGAATCAGCTTCACGAGACAAACTGTTGGAACGATGGGATGGCGTGGCTGAAGCCCGTGTAGACCCAGGCGGTTTACTATGTGTTATCGGCCAGCGTCTAGGCTCCGGCGACTTGTACGCCCATTGCCTAGCCAAAGTTTCGTATGACGACCTTGATGAAGATTATGACGGGTCAGATATTGAAACACCTGAACAGGTTGATGCTATGGAACCCCTCAAATCCTCTAAGTATCGCCATATTGTGTATCAGGCGTACTACCCAGAGTTAGATACCGGCAAAGAATCCCGCCGTTTTGACTCCCCCGCCTACCCTGACGGGCCACTTCTAGACCCTAAACGTCTACCTTGGAAAGACCTATCATTTATTCGGCACTCCAAACCCGACATTTTCCGTGTTGTATATCAACAAGAAGAACTAGAACTAGACGGGTATCTCATATCTAAGACTTGGATATATGGTGGCCAAGGAGATGACGGGGTTACATACCCTGGCTGTATTGACGACACCCGTAACCACGGTCAAATCCCACCAAACCTAGCCCCACCTGTTCTATCTGTGGTTTCTATTGACCCATCCCCCACAAAGTTTTGGGCTTTAACATGGATGCTGTACCAACCAGAACTAAACCTTTATCATGTAGTGGATATCGAGCGTTGCAAATTAACCGCTGAAGAACTACTGGGGTACAACACCACCACAGGCGAGTATTCAGGCATTATGGATGAATGGCAAGAACGGTCATTCCGTTTGGGGTACCCAATTTCCCATTGGATTGTTGAAATCAACGCCGCACAACGATTCCTTTTGCAACATGACTTTGTACGTAAATGGGCTTCCCGTAGCATGGTCAACATCCTTCCTCACACCACCAGCCGCAACAAACTAGATGAGAAACTGGGTGTTGAAGCATTACTGCCGCAGGTTTTCAGGACAGGCAATATACGTTTGCCAAATAACCGTATAACCTGGAAGACAATGGCAGCTGTTGGGGAATTAACATCATGGACTACCGACAAAAAGAACGGCACTGACATTGTGATGTCAATATGGATGGCTGTCCTGAACATCCCTAACTTGTCTACCGCCAAACTTCCACCCCGACAATGGCGACCTTCGTGGCTTAACTCGTGAACCGTGTGTTATCGTTATATTGTTTGAGTCACACTAAAGGTCCTGCATGAAATCAATCGAAGAAATAGTTGACCTTTACCGCCAACGTGTAAAAGCACAAGGACCTGTCCTTTCACAAATGCGTCAAGTCCGTCAACTTGCCAATGGTGACGTGGTTGTTCCGTTGAACGAATTAGACCGCAACACTAAATCTTCCGTTGCAAACCTACTGGTACAAGGTCTAGACCAGATGGCTATGCGTGTATCAAGCACGATGCCGGTACCTTATTTCCCTGCATTACGTGAAGGTCAAGACCGCAGCATGGCTATGGCTCGTGACCGCAAACGAGCAATGCTTTCCATTTGGGACCAAAACCGTATGAACATGAAGATGCGTCGACGTGCGCGTCACCTTCTTGCATACAGCAACTCGCCTATCTATATCAAACCAAACTTTGACAAACTAATCCCAGAGTGGCAGTTACGCAACCCACTAGATACTTTCCCTGCACCATCAGCAGATGTTGACAACCCAGTACCAAAAGATTGCATTTTTTCTTACAGTCGCACATACTCATGGGTAACTGAAAACTACGGTTACGCCATGAATGGTGTACTTCGTGTTGGCAGCCCACAACCAGACGACATGTTCACCATCCTTGAATACTGTTCAGCAGATGAAATTGTCACCCTTGTTATGGGATACGAAAAAGAACGTGACCCTATTAGCGGTGTTGCCTACATGGGTTCACCCGCTGTAGAACTATCCCGCATCGTGAACCGCACCGGCATGCCACTCGTTATCGTTCCGCAACGCATCACACTTGATAAAGCACACGGACAATTTGATGGTCTACTCGGTATGTACTACACCCGCGCACGTCTGCAAGCCCTCACCGAGATAGCTATTGAACGAGGTATCTTCCCAGATGAATACCTTGTAGCACGACCAGGTGAAAACCCTGAAATCATGCAAATTGCAGACGGTAAATCAGGACAACTTGGTGTTGTAAAGGGTGGAGACATTCAAACACAACAGTCAAACCCTGGCTACAAAACAGACTCAGCACTAGACCGTCTTGAACGCCAAGAACGGCTCGAAGGTGCAATCCCCGCAGAGTTCGGTGGAGAATCCGGTACCAACATCCGTACAGGTCGCCGTGGGGATTCCATCCTTGCAGCAACCGTTGACTTCCGTGTTCAAGAAGCACAAGAAATTTTCTCATCATCCATGATTGAAGAAGACAAAGTAGCTATCGCAATTGAAAAAAACTATTGGGGCAACACAGCCAAATCATTCTTCATGCCAGGCATGGGTGGTGGCATTAAAGATTACACACCAAACAAACTATGGGAAACAGACTTCCACTATGTTGCGTACTCCGCAGCAGGTTCAGATGTCAACAGTCTCATTGTTGGTTTAGGCCAACGTCTTGGTACAGGGCTTATGTCTAAAGAATCAGCCCGTGAAGCAGACCCTCTTATCTCAGACCCAGAACTAGAGAAAGACCGTCTTGTTGCTGAAGGTATTGAAGCAGCATTGTTGTCTTCTATACAGACACAAGCAGCCGACCCTAACGGTCCATACCAACCTGATGACCTTGCATATATCGCAACACAAGTACAGTCAAACAAGATGAATCTTTCACAGGCAATCATGGCTGCACAGAAACGCGCACAAGAACGTCAAGCTGCACAGGTTCCTGCTGGCGCACCTGCTGCGCAACCTGGTTTGTCTGCACCTGGTATGGGTATGGAAGCTGGCACTGGTGCCGCACCTGCTGGACCTCCACAACTTAATGACCTTCTTGGTCGTCTTGGTGGGGGTGCTGGTGCTTCTGCACAACCACAATCACCTGGCGGTGTAATGGCACTTGCTAATTCATTGGGGGCTTAATGGCTGACTATTCAAACCGTACCGACTTGCAGAACCCTGCGGCAAAAATGGCTGCAACAGCGGCCAAAGGCCAAGCATATGGTGAAGCCGGTAAACAAATAGCGGCTCAACAAGTTGTACCTATGGGTGCTTCTCCTGCGCCTTCAATGCCACAAGGTATTACACCTGGCTCAATGGGTGGTTTAACAAGACCAACTGAACGACCTGCTGAACCCATCACAGCCGGAGCAGATTTTGGTGCTGGAATAAACCAAGCCCAAGCAGGAATCCCGACCATTGCCCCAGGATTTAATGATTCATTAGAAGAACTAAAAGTTCTATACCGTCAATTCCCTAACACCGATTTAGGTAATTTGTTGTCTTCATTACTTAATGAAGGTGCATAGTGACTAAAACAAATAGCCTTGCCGTAGAAAATGTAATTTTTGACACTCTCCAATCAGAGAACGTAAAAGTCAACCAATTTCAAGCAACAGCCACACCACAAATAGCTACTCGCCTCGGTGAAATTCACGCTGCATACCCTGGTTTAACTGTCGGTGTAAAACTTGCAATGGCTAAATCGGGTATGTCTAACCAAACTATTGACAAAATATATCCACAAGCATCAAGTGTTTCATTGGTTCAAGCTACTGAACCACCAAAACAAAAATCATGGTATGAACGCAACGTAACAGATAAAATTAAAACTGGTTCACGATATGGTTTTGCCGCGTTAAACTTTCCTCTTGACATTATTCAAGGAACCGCCGCACAAGCATTTGATAATAACTCCAGCATTGACGGATGGTTTGCATCTACAGATATTGGTTCGTTAATTAAAAACGATACTGAAGCGGGTAGTGGATATTTTATGGGTGGTAAAGCCCGTGAACTACAGGCCCAACGTGCGCGTGAATATCGAGGAACTATCGGCGGTCATGCTTGGACTATTGGCCGTGGACTTGCTTCTACTGTTTTTCAACCTGACACTATGGGTTTTAACTTGATGTCTGGCATTTTGGATGCCGCTACAGCGTTGGCTGTTCCGGCTGTTCCTGGTGCTTCCCAAGCTAAAGATGTGATTTTGGCTGCTGAAGAAGCAGGCAAAGGTGGAGCACTTATTTCTGGTGCGGCACGAGCAATTGAATCAGTAGGTAAAGGTTCAACAGTTATAAATGCGACAAAAATGACTGCTAAAGAAATTGAAGATGCCCGCAAAGGCATACTTGTTGGCAGCCAAGTTGATTTTGAAAAAGCTAACCGTTGGTTTGCCACTGCACATGCTCAACGTGTTATTGACCGTACTGCTCAAACTAATGATTTTGCTGGTGTGTGGGATTTGTATGGCCGTAAAATTGAACCGCAACTTGCTATGGATTTGGCTAAAGAATCTGACCCTAACAAAGTTCGTCTTATGCTTCTTGACCAACTTGGCACACATAAAGGTCTTGTTGATACTGGTGACATTAAAGGTGGCAAAAAAGTTTATATGTCTCTTGCCAATCGAGACAAATACTTAAACCAATACGCTCTTGGTCGTAAAGTTTCACGAGCATATGCTTATGTACCTAACCGTAGTTTCAACTTATTAAAAGCAGAAAGCCCTGCTGACCAAATTAAACACCTTGACACTATTGACCGTATGTTAAAATTGTCTCTTGTTGAACCAGATATAGCACGGTCAATGCTTAATCAAGCCGCTTCTGTCATGCTTGAAAAAAACCCAAACAAAATAGAAGCATTCACTAATAGATTTGATGAAGTAATGCGTAAATCCTCTAGTGGGTTTAAGGAAACTGGGCAAAAAACTGCTGACCTTTCAACATTAACAAACCATCAAAATGCTTTTGATAGAAACTTTAATGTCGGACAACGTGTAATTACCGATTCCGGTGAAGCCGCTTACATAACAAAAATTGATAGAAAAGCCAAAACAGCAGAACTTCAAATTGGTACAGAATCAGTACACCGTGAAATTGTTGATGCCGTATTTGATGGTGTAAAAAAACTTCGAGACAGCCAAGCAAGATTTTCAGTTGACGAATCAAGCGACATTCAAGACTGGGGTTCATTTAGTAAAATGCACAACCAAGGTCCTGTTGCCGGTAATGACGTTACATGGGCAGGCCCAGGTTTGACATCCGAATTTGCACAGCATGATTACTACATCCCTGATGTGCGTCAACTTAGAAGACTTACTGCTTCTAAACCAATCAACTGGGTTATTGCTAAACAAGGTGTTGTGGGCGACCCTAACCTTAAAGCCCTCATGCAGGCAGGACAATTACGTGTTCCGTTCTCTGCACTTACATCACTTCAAGAAGATGTTTGGCGACCAATTGTTACTTTAACAATGGGTAACTTTGTACGAAACACCGTTGACTCTCAGTTAATGATTGCATTATCAAGCAAACCTGTTAGTAGTCTTTTCCGTCACCCTTTTAGTTATTTATCTTTAACTGCAAAAAAATATAAATTTACAGATTTGTTTGGTCGCAACTTTGATGCAGAAGTTTCACTTAACCAACTATCAGACGCACAAGAAGCAGCAAAGTTTGTAACTACACAAGCATTGAATTCACGCCATAGGGACCCTGTAACAGCTTGGCGTAAAGCAACACGTTTAGGGAACTTTACAGTTCGTGACAAAACCATTGACAGCGCGGCTGAATATATCCGTGGGCATGCCGATGAAATAGGAAAATTGAACTCCGACTGGCTTGCTCGAACACTTGCCAACAAAACAAATGGTGATGTAACCCCGCAAGATATTCTTGACATGATTAAACGTGGCGACCCTGATGCTAAAAAATGGTTTGACACCATGAGTCAATACTATAAAGATGGCCGCCAAACCTACAATAAAGTAACTGGCGAATGGGACCGCGTACCAACAGACTTGAAAAATGACCAAAATCTTATTGCTCATATTAGCGAAGTCCAATCCCGTCTTGACTATGTGACAGGTAAACACCCAGAACTTTATGACATTATTGCTCAGGGGAAAGTACAAGAATTAAATATAAGTGCTGACCTTATTGAAAAAGGAAAAGTTGCTGTTGGCGAAAGAGTTGTATATAAGCAAGGCGAACGACGTTTAGCCCAAGGCGAGATAACAGGCATAAATCAAGTTTCCGGTGAAATTACTGTTAGACCATTTGCTTTTGTTGATGGTGAAGCAACCCCTGACCTTGTAAAAAGATTAGGTCATCAAAGCATTTATGGTGACCCAAACATGCCTAAACGTGTTGTTGCTGAAATGATTGACCCACGTACACCCGAAGCGTCAACACTTAAAGATTCAATGAATCGCGTAACAGAGTTTTTTCATGGACATCTTTACAATACGCCTATTGCCAAACTTGAACGTTCCCCAGTTTTCCGTGAAATATATTATGGGTGGGTAAACAAACTTGCTGATTCACTAGACAAACCATCTATTGACCAAATCATTAACGATGTGACAAAACGAGCTACTGCATCAGGTAAACGACCTGAATTGATGGTTGGTAAAGAAACATGGGCAAAACTTCAAGACCTTCAAAGCGGTGCAAGAAAATCATATGGCACCATTACTGCTGCTGAACTAAACGCTTTTGCATCAGGTCAAGCTATTGATGACACTATGAAAATGTTTTACAATGCTGTAGACCGACGCAATGGTGTTGATGCTATGCGTATCATTTCCCCATTTGCACAGCAGTGGGCAGAGTTTATTGGGCGTATGGGCAAACTGGCTTTTGACCCAATCAATGCCAGTGGGCCAAACATTGTTCCAGATATTAACGTTCTTCGTAAAGGACAACTTATTGTTCATGGGGCAACCACAGGCGACCCAGACCAAAATGGTCGTGGCTTTGTATATAAAGACCCACAATCAGGACAATGGAGTTTTACTTTCCCATTATCAGGTCAGTTAACTAAAGCCCTGTTTGGTGTTGAATCACCTATCAACGCTGCCGTTAAAGGTATCGGACAAGGGCTTGACTGGAAACCAGGGTTGGGTCCTATGGCTACATGGGCTGTATCAAAACTTCTTCCTGACTCCCCATCAACAGACACCATCCGTCATATCCTTTTGCCTTACGGTGAAAGAGGGGCATTGACTGAAGCATTGCGACCTACTTGGATTACTAAAGTTCTTGACGGAATGACCGGCAATGAAGGTTCAAAAGTATTTATGAACACAGTTGTAGAAACCATGCAAGCTTTAGCAGCTACAGGCAATTACAATACTTCAGATTCTAATGACCGTGAACGGTTAATGAATGACGCTAAAAGTAAAGCCAAATACCTATCTATTCTTCGAGGTTTAACACAGTTCACAGGTCCAGCATCAGGTTCGTATGACCCCAAAATCCACGCCAAAGGTGGAGATGTTTACACATCAGTTCTTGCCCAAGCGTTCCGTGAAATGCAAAACAAAGACTATGACACTGCGGTAATCAACTTCCTAAATGTATTTGGTGAAGACGCTTTTGTATATATGGGCAACAAAACAAAAGCAATGTATGGCGGGCTTGACGCTTCTAAACAGTTCGGCGATTTTGAACGTCAAAATGGTTCATTGTTTAACCAGTTCAAAGATGTAGCAGGATTCTTTGGGCCTGTCGGCACAGACTTTGATATGACTGTTTACCAACGCCAACTTTCTAAAGGAAAACGCATAAGGCTTACTCCCGAAGAAAGCCTTGCGGCAGCTGAACAAACCATTGGTATGGCTTTCTACCGTCAAATGCGAGCACAGTTCCCTGACTCTATGGACTCTGGACAACGTGAATACATGTCCAAATACCGAGATATGTTAAACGCTAAATATCCTGGTTACGCACAAATGGCGTACGACCCCAACAAAGTTCCTAAACAAATTGAATCACTTGTTAAAGCAGCAGCTCGACCAGACCTTGACAACAACCAAGTTGCACAAGGAGTCAGATATTACAGTCAACTACGTAGTCAAGCACTTGTTGAAGTAGGCAACCGTGGACACAACTCTTTAACAGCTAAAAGCGACCAAGACCTTCGTGACTATCTTGCATCATACGCACGTGCCATCACACAAAAATATCCTGACTTCGGGCGGGTGTACGATAGGTTGCTATCCAAAGAAGTTGAACAATGAGCAATACACCAAACCCAACTCCAACAACAACCCCAACACCAGGCGGGTCACTTAACCCATCTGATTATTCTGCTGCCAATCCACTCCCAACAACTGTTGCAGGTGTTTCTACCGCAGGTGGAGTAAACGAATTAGCAGTAAGAAAAATCTTGGCTGGCCTAGACGATATTCAACGCGCCCAGTATCAAGATTTGCTTAAACGAAAAGGCTGGTACGGTTCAGCCAAAGTGGGGAACGGATTTGGAAATAGCGATATTATGGCTTTTGGAAACTTGATTGATACAGCCACAGCCAAAGGAACAGACTGGCAGACACTCCTCACCCAAGTGGCTAAAGCCCCAGACTTTTCGCTTGGTAGAGGAAGCAACGTAGGCAAAGTACCATCAGCATTAGACCTTAAAGAAGTCCTGCAACAAACAGCCCTCACCGTTATGGGTCGCAAACTAGACGACAAAGCAGTAGCCAACCTTGTTAGTTCATATCAGTCAGCATCTAACGGTACAGCCACAACCACAGCACCGGCAGCTGACACATTCTTCAAGACCCGTATCGAACAAAAGTACGGTGCCGAATCAGACGCAACAAAATACTTATCCGCTATCAGCAATGTATCTAAAGTATTGGGAAGTTTATAATGGCCACAAGTGAAGATGTACTAAACCAATTTGGAAACGGGTTGTCATCCGTTAAAAAAGGTATTGCTCTTAAAGACCTTGGGCTTATTGACCTTGAAAAAGAACTTAAACAAGCACAAAAAACTGTTAACGAATACGACAAAAAAGTAAACGCTTCCCCAGGTTTTAGTTCTGCACAAAGTGATGCTATCTACCAACGCGACTTATCGGTTGGTACAGTTTTGGCATTGTCTGCATTGTTAACTGCAAAAGCACAAGTATACAAACCTTTGGGTGGTCCCACTATTAGTGGTGTTTCTGGCAAGGAAGACGCATTAGCAAACAAATATAAACAGTTTGATTTGAATGGTGCTGTTGAAATAACCAATGCTTATCAAGCAGCACAAACTGAACGTGGCGGTGGAATGAACCCATTAGCTCCACAGTTTCTTCCTTTGGTTAAAAAGGGTTCTTCTTTTGTTCCGGCTTCCCCATCCACAACTGTTGCACCCACAACCACTGTCCCCACAACGGGCATATCACCTACTTCAACAACTTCTACCACCATGCCTGCAAAACCTACTGGCCCAACAATGCCAGTAAGCCCAACAGGACCAACTGCACCTGCAAAACCTACTGGTCCCGCAAGCCCAACGTTGCCATCTAAACCAATTTCAACTAATGGAGGGGTATTAACTCCAGCTGCCAGCACAAAACTAGGCAAAAATGAAGCATTAGTCAACGGTAAAAAAGTAGTTGTCGGTGGTTCAAAATGGCAACAAATAATCCAAGACGAATTTGGTTCCATGTGGGATGTCTATAACGACAACCCAGACGTACACAAAGTCATTGACCAATCCGTTAAAGAAGGCTGGTACAACGACGAAACAAAACTAACTGCCCGCCTCCAAAATACAAACTGGTTTCGCACAACCCAATCAGCAACCCGCCAGTACAACATCAAAAAATCTACCGACCCTGCAACACTTGAAGCAGACATCAACAAAGGAGTTGAGGACCTTCGAGCATACGGACTTAAATCAGGTTCCGGAGTTGTCCTATCTGATGCCAGCCTCCGCATGCTTGCCGAAAACAAAATCAAATTCGGATGGTCAGACCAGCAAACCACTAACGCTGTCGGTTCTGAATCAGCAGCTACAGCCGCATCAGGTGGCCCACAAGGAACAATGGCGTTGCGTCAAGGAACCGTATCTGTCGGGCTTCGTACTGTTGCTGACAACTACGCACAAAAAGTAGACCCCGCAATACTTGACCAGTGGACAACAGAAATTCTCAAAGGCACCAAAACTGAAGCACAGTTTACGGAACAAATGAAACTTCAAGCATCACAGCAATACCGTTCGTTAGCCCCACAGATTGACAAAGGCCAAGATGTTAAAACTGCTGTGTCTATGTATTCTAATGCTGCACAAAATGTTCTTGGTATTGACCCGTCAACAATTGACTGGACACAAGACAAGTGGAATACAGCCTTGAATTATCAAGACCCTAAAACTAACGAGTACCGCACTATGGATGCTTCAGAATGGAATCGTCATCTTAGGTCTTTACCTGAATGGCAAAACACTGATGACGCTAAACAAACTTACCGTTCAGCAGCTATGTCAATAGCTAAAGCATTTGGAAAGACATCATAATGGCAGCAATAGACGACCTTAAATCAATCCTCAATTACTACGGTTTGGGTTCACTTGCTGATTCTTTATCCCAAAAAATTGTTGATGACCCAACTCTTGTTGCTAATCCAGATGTTTTGCTTTTTTCTATTAAAGACACACCACAATACAAAACCCGTTTTAAGGGAAATGAAGTTCGTCGAGCAGCAGGGCTGCCCGAATTGTCTCCAGCTGATTATGTAAATATGGAATCGTTATATCGTACAACGCTTTCCGGTAATAGTTTGCCTAAAGGTTTCTATGACAGCCAAGACGATTTTGCCAACTTCATTGGAAAAGACATTTCACCCAATGAACTAAACGCCCGCGTATCACAAGGCTACAACGCAGTTATGCAAGCCGAACCAGGCACCAAAGCAGAACTTAAACAACTCTACGGATTATCCGATGGAGATATCGCAGCGTTCTTTATTGACCCCGAACGATTCAACCAGTCAGACGCAATTAAAAAAGCCCAAGCTGCACAGATAGCTTCCGAAGCACGTCGTCAAGCAGGATTCACCCTTGACGCAACCGCAGCTGAAGCCCTTGCAACCGAACTAAAAGGCAACATAGGCACCGCCCAAACAGGATTCCAACAAATCGGTGCAACCCAAGAACTACTAGGCATGGACCTTCAAGGCGAAACAGCATTAAGCCAGCAAGAACAAATAGCTGGAACCTTCGGAACAAACCAAGCCGCAGCACAACGCATCGCCACCCGCCGACGCAAACGCCAAGCAACCTTCGAGCAAGGTGGAAGCTTCGCCGCAACACAAACAGGAACCACAGGGCTAGGCACCGTCGGCCAATAATGTGCTAATATAAAAACGTATCCCGATGGGAGAACCTGATAACCACCCCCTGAGTTATCAGCGCAAAACGGGGTGTAAAAACTATGTAGCCATCACAACCCTCCGGTGTGATGTGGACCAAGGAGAGTGCCATAATGTCAAATTTTGAAGATGATTTCAATGAAGACGACTACGACCAGCCAACATCTGAAACGAACCCAGTTCGTGCAAGGATGAAACAACTGGAAAAGGAAGCCAAAGAGTTACGCAAACAAGTTGCGGAATTCTCAGCCAGCCAACGTGAACTAGCTTTTGTAAAAGCAGGTATTGACCCTGCTTCTCCACAAGCCAAGTATTTCGTTAAAGGCTACGACGGTGACTTGACTCCAAATGCTATTAGGCAGGCCGCAGAAGAAGCACAACTGATTACACCCCAAACTGTTCAGGAAGACCCAGACCAGGCAGCATGGAAGCAGTCCAATAGGATTGCTGCCGGAGCCGAAACTGCATCTGAAGGACCATCATGGGTTAAACGAATCAGGGATGCAGCGTCAGCTCAGGAAGTTTCGGATATTTTTGCAGAGGCACAAGCCCAAGGCATTGACCTTGGATAACAATTAAACCCTCAATCCCGAAAAGGAAAACCCAAAATGGCTGATATTTTTGCCGCAACAACAGGTACATCTGCTCTCTCTGTAGACCAGGTTGCCTTCGAGAAGTTGGCATACTTTGCCCTTCGCCCAGAAATGTACTTTGACCAGTTCGCAGATGTTCAAGCAACAAACGCAACTAACCCAGGTGCATCCGTCAAGTTCACAGTCTTCGCAGACCTTGCAGCAGCAACCACTGCTCTTGGTGAAGCAGAAGACGTAACCCCAGTCGCAATGAGCGACAGCCAAGTTACTGTGACCCTCAATGAATACGGTAACGCAACTGTTACCACCGCCAAGCTTCGTGCTTCATCTTTCCTCCCTGTAGACCCAGTAGCCGCTAACGCTGTTGGTTACAACGCTGGTTTGTCAATTGACACCATCGCTCGTAACGCTCTCCAGGCTGGTACAAACGTTATTTACGCAACAGGTGGAGCGCAAACCGCTTCTAGCCGTATCACGATGAAGACCGACCAGACGCTTACCGCTAAAGATGTTCGTCGTGCTGTTGCACAATTGCGTTCAGCAAACGTGCCAACAATCAATGGTAACTATGTCGGTTTCATCCACCCAGACGTTTCGTATGACCTTCGTGGTATTACAGACGCATCCGGTTGGCGTGATGCTTACAAGTACACCAACGCAATGCCTATCTACAACGGTGAAATCGGTATGTTTGAAGGCGTACGCTTCATGGAGTCGCCTCGTGCGCCTCTGTTCGCAGACGCTTACAACGGTGCAGGTGCCGCTGGTACTGGTGACTCATACGGAACCCTCATCATGGGACAGCAGGCTCTTGCCAAGGCTGTCTCAATGGGTGGCGAGTACGGTTCACAGCCAACAATCGTGTACGGAACAATTCAAGACCTCTTGCAGCGTTTCCGTCCAGTCGGTTGGAAGCACTTTGTTGGTTACTCAGTATTCCGTCAGGAAGCACTGCGTCGTATTGAATCTGCATCAAGCATTGGTGCTAACTCCTAATAATTTCCAACAAGGAATTTATAACGGAAGCCCCTGCCGAAAGGTGGGGGCTTTTGTTATTCTCTTACTATGACAACTTTCAAACCGCCTACAGATAATTTTGTGAACTGGGCTTTGCCAGGGGAGCGTGGAATCCTTGCTGCTTTGCGACCTGGCGCACGTGGTCGTAACGTGTTCAAAATGAACGATGGTTCTTTCACCGAGAACCAACCGGCATATCCCGATAACATTGCTATTACTTATCATGGTGGGCATGTTCATACGATTACTGCCGCCGAGGAAGCTGACTTGATTGCGGCTGGATATGAGGATTACATTGAAGCATAGAGAAACACATCCGAATTTGGATGTTGAGGGTTGTTTCGGATGCAGGGTTGCAGGGGTACAGGTGGGGTCTAATTCGACAACTACTCGTGGTTCTCAGGTGGCGCATATTAACCAACGTGAAAAGAACTGGTCTAAGGATATGCCTGCGTATAAGCGTTTACGTCGGGAAGGATTGCAACCTAAAACGATTGATGGTTGCCATGCGGTTGAACAGTTAGCAACTTCTCGGCATCAAATCGAAGGAACACCCGCACCGCTTTAGTGCTATTATCGGTGGTGTATGGCCCAACCTGCTGACCAAGACCTAACCATCACTCGTGGTGATACTGAAACCCTCGTTGTGACTATCACGACTGACGGGTCTACAGCTGTTGATATCACGGGTCGCACGTATTCATCTCAGATTCGTACTCAGCAGGACTCGACGACTATCAAGGCTTCGTTCACTTGTACTGTCACCGCCGCCGCTTCTGGGCAGGTTACATGTGTATTGTCTGCTACTTCGTCGGCTACTTTGTCTGCGGGGCTTTACTTCTGGGATTTGCAGGAGAACGCTTCAGGTGTTATTTCCACAATTCTTGCTGGCAACATCACGGTTCTTGCTGATGTGACGAGGTAGCAATGGCTACAACTAACATTACTGTCACACGTACAACCGAAACCGTAGGGTTGATTACTTCGGGAACTATCACGGTTGTTTCTACTTCACAGTCTGGTCCACAGGGAGCGACGGGTCCTACAGGCCCACAGGGTATTCAGGGCGTAACAGGTCCGACTGGTCCTACCGGCGCACAAGGTATCCAGGGCGTGACTGGACCTACAGGGCCGACTGGTCCGACAGGTGCCGCTAGTACCGTTACAGGACCAACTGGGGCAACTGGTGCAGCCTCAACCGTAACAGGACCTACAGGACCTACGGGTGCAGCATCCACGGTGACTGGTCCTACAGGTGCGCAAGGTGTCACGGGTCCTACTGGTGCTACTGGCGCACCATCTACAGTCACGGGACCAACAGGTCCTACGGGGGCTACAGGCGCAGCGTCTACCGTTACGGGTCCGACTGGACCAACAGGTGCAGTGGGAGCAGCAAGCACTGTCACGGGACCAACAGGTCCTACAGGTGCGACGGGTTCTGTAGGTGCAGCTTCAACTGTTACTGGACCCACTGGGCCGACAGGTCCAACAGGAGCCACGGGTGCAGCCAGTACCGTTACAGGACCGACTGGTCCAACAGGGGCGGTTGGTGCTGCAAGTACAGTGACTGGTCCTACGGGTCCAACCGGAGCAACAGGTTCAGCTAGCACAGTTACGGGTCCAACTGGACCTACAGGTGCAACTGGAGCCGCTTCGACGGTGACTGGTCCTACGGGTCCGACTGGTCCTGCTGGTACAAACGGCATCATTGGTTCTAACGGTGCCAACGGTGCAACTGGACCTACTGGTCCTACCGGACCAACGGGTGCAACAGGGGCAGCTTCGACTGTGACAGGTCCGACGGGGGCTACTGGTGCGGTTGGTGCTACAGGACCTACGGGAGCGTCTGCACCGACTCAAACAACGAGTAATCTTATGACTTATACGATGATGAACATGGAGTTCTAATGGCTAGTGGTGATGTATTTCCAAAAATGTTGACTGTCCCTACACAGGTGGGTACTTCAACTACGACTTTGTTTACGGTGCCAACGTCGCA